ATACCCATACTAAAGATAATAAATTTGACGACTTAGTACATTTTGAGATAAAGAAATAATGCCTAAACAGTTTAAAATATATGATAGATTTGAAGGTGGTTTAAATACTAAAACCAATTCCCGCTCTATTCAAGATAATGAATTAGCCCACGCTGAAAATGTAATGTTCGATGAGTTTGGTTTGATTGTAAATGGTAGTTATTTCGAAGATAATACTACTGATTATGTTGCCCCTAGTATAACTGCATCTCAGCCTGGCTATGGTTTATTTCAAGCTTCATTTGATTTTAGTTCTGGAGGTGTAAATAAAGCTACTGCAAGAACTTTTCTTGCTGATGCTGACGATGGTAGCGGTAATGCTGTAATTCATATTTTAGATGGAGTTGCTTGGGATACTAATGATATAAGTTTAGGAGCAAATACTGGAGCAAATCAAGCGGAAGTTATATATCATATA